GGTCTTGCGACAGCCACCTTTCGGTGTCGTATGGCTTGCAGTACCGCCACACTCTAACACGCCTAACGGCGCTTTCAACCAGGTGTTTCCCTGGCGGTAGTAATCCCGTTCATAACACGGGCCTTCTTGTGGGCACACAAGATGTCTCAATTCGTGAAAATTGAGAAGACTCCAGAGGGTGCAATTCCCTCTGCAATTCCCACTTCGGAGAAGTGGGATTTATCTAAGCATGTGCTTAGTTTAGCGTCCTTTCCGGGGACGTGTATATTACGGAATAAAAACCGTAACAATCATGGCAGGGGAACCTGTTCATGCACTCCCGATGAGCTACATCGGGATTTCTTTGGCTTCAATCGCCAAATAATATCGTCCTCAATGAAGGACGACAAAGAAATTCCAAAGGTGAAAGTCTGTTGGAATTCGGAAAACCTCTTCGAGTGTAAACTCGGAAGGCACTTGACCGGCCTATCTTCTAGGCCGGCTTTTAAGGATCTTGAAACGATCCAAGATGCACATACCGTTTTATACAACGGTACGTTTTGGTTTCCTCGCTTAATTGCGAAGAAAAATAACGTCCACGGACGTAATGGAGTAGCCGTGTTAAGGCTACTAGCAAACCTTACTAGTTATACTGGTAAGGAGAAATTTTCAACTCTGTTGAAAATGAGACTGCACAAAGGTGCAGTAAATAAGCTAAGGTCGATCTTAGCAGTAGTGGACGGGTTGTTAATGCAACTCGTCTTATGTTTCCCTGATAGGGAAACTTTTCTAAACTGGGAACGTTTAGATTCAATTACACATTGTATGTTGTGTAATCTTCTCCCTGATTACTTCAGGGATAGAGATCGAGATCTTTCTCGACTTTCAACCTTTGAAAAGGTTAAGAAATTGCGTAAAGCAATTAAAGAATCGGGATTTAACCCGATAGGCGATTTAAAATCGATAGACGTCCCGCGAGAGATGTCCTTTTTCGAAACTGCTCTCAGTTTCATAAACCAACAGAAGAGACCTGTTGATCTTTACCGAGTTTCAATACTCGGTCAAACTAGAGCCTCGGGGGTACCCCCGAGATCTGTATACTTCAAGACACTCTTGAAGATAAAGACTATTCTCCAGGAACAGTCATCACTTGATGTTTATAATCAAGTAAAGGCCTATATCAGGCCATCCGTGGAGTCAATCCACGCAAAGGTCCTAGATAGACTAGGATCCACCTCCAGAATTGAAAACTTCTGGACGAAATGCCTTGAAAAGGCAAAAATATCACTTAGTGATAGTGGGGAATTCTTTACGAATTCCGAAGAGGGCGGAAAACTTGAGGCCGCCCGGAAAGTCCTTTCCCGGAGGGAAATGACAAAGATCTTCGACCTGGAAACGGGCGAAGTGGTTGATGAAGTTCAAACTTCATCTATTGGCCAAGGGGAAGCTTTATTCCACTGGGCTTTGGAAATGTTCTCTGACAGAGAACATTGTTATGAACGGAACATCATGTCCGTTCGTATATCCCTAGTCGCAGAACTGGGGAAATATAGAGGCATCACTGTCTCTCATCTAGCACATGCAGTGCTATTACATGTTTTATCACATGTTTTATTGGAATACCTCAGGGGTGTTCCAAGTTCCGAAAGCGGTGTCAAAGCCGCTAATCATGCTTGGAATTTCTTCAAGCGTCTATCGCACAAGAACCCTTCTGCGAATTTCATCTTTGGCGACAAAGATGTCTACCTGTTCTCCACTGACTGGGAACAGGCTACCGACTACTGCGATCACGCAGTAGCCCAAGCAATACTTAACGTATTGTGTGTCACTTTGGGAATCCCAAGGTGGTATAGGCAAACAGCAGTGTTTGCAGTATGTGCTCCACGTCAAGTGGAGTTCCTAGATCCGGAGAATAAGACTCTGGAGATGTTCTACTCGGCAAGAGGAGAACTAATGGGTGACCCTGTTGTTAAGGTCATCCTTCATTACTACCATTTGGTAGCAAGAGAATCTGCTTTAATGCAGATAGATGAGATTAAAAATCTCACTACTTCCCCGGCGCGAGCCAGGGAATATGGACTCTAACAAGAGCCAACGACTTTCATGACAGGAGGTCAGAGGGGTTCTGTAAGGAACGCCAACACCCACCCGAAAGGGTTAGCTCGAAAG